AAAATGATGTCGGCGGCTTCGACAAGGTAACCGTCAAGGTCTGCCACGTCTTTTGCCTCATCTCCCAGTGGATTCCAGCGGGCAAGAACATCCGCTACAGCGGCGACGTGTTCTTCGTTCATTGTCGTGCCTGCGGTGCCTTCGAAATCGTCAGCGTTCTTGCCAGCGGCGTCTCTCTACTTTGCTGTCAGCAAAACTTCCCGATCCTTTCTCAGACGATCCTGCTTTGCCTGAGAAATCGAGATTTTGGTCTTGTACTTATCGACGATCGCCTGCATTTCGCTTGAAATGCTGCCCTCCCAGGTCGCACCGGCCAAGTTGTTGTTGGCATAGCTCTTTCTGTCCCTTAGAACAGCCAGCTCTGCGTCCAGGTCTTCGTAATCAGTCCGTATGTCGTTCTCGACGATCTTGATCTCGTGATCAAGCTCGCGCAGGCGCCGCTCCTTCTGCATTGATTGAAGCCAACTGTTTGGGTCGCCTGATGCGGGGGAATGGCTGTCATTGGATTTCGCATTCGGCGTCGCGGCTGTCGGGGCTTTAGGCGCAGGAGCGTCGCCAGACTGAGATCGGAGCTTGATTTCACCGCCCGCTCCTTTGCACGGGCGTTCTTGATAGGTCGCCCGACCGTTTTCGATGCACTTGTACATGCCTGCATGAGCAAAGCTCGCGATGAGCAGGGACCCAACCACCAAAAAGGCGCTTTTCATGGTTCGCCAACACGAGTCTATAGAGACCATGACTCTATCATTGATTTCCGATGTTAGCGGTATCGTCTTTACTGAGATGGGGCGAGTCTGAAGGGGCTGCTTGGAAGGGCTCGGCGTCTGAAGCCACGCGCGATTCCAGGCCATGCTGCGGCCGTTCGAGTTTAGCTGTGTGGTGAGGCTTCCGTCGAAGTCTGGGATCGCATGGCAGGGGACCAGGAGGTATTAAACGCCTTGGCGACATGCCAGAAAAGCCGGTCTCTTGAAAACCGATCGAGCGCACGTGTTCCGGTGAGCATCCCAGACAGAAGAACGGGAAACCGGTGCGTTCCCACCGCGTCCTGATAGCAGCCTTGGTGTGTGTCGAATTCAGGGCGTCGCTGTTGCATGTAGATTTGGGAGGCAAGGGCGTTAATCACGACCACAACCGCTGGCTTTGCGAGCGACAACAATTCGTTGAAAACCTGGAATTGCTTTTGCCCGAATTTCGTCAGCATTTCCGGGTTTTTCTGGTCCAGAACGAGATCTCGCACGCTGCGTTGCTCGGTTCCGCGGTAGGCAAACAGATCGAAGTGCTCCCAGTTCTTGTTCAGTGCTTGCGCCAGCGTACGATGAGGCGAAAAAAATGGATGGTATTTGTGCGCTAGCGCTTCAATCGTGTCAGAGGTTTCACTGTTGAAGTCTGGCGAGGGTGGCCATTGGAAGAATGTGTCGGGGTCGAAACGCGGAGTTTCCGGGCGCAGCAGCAGGCTTTTCCACCATTTGGACGAGAACGATGGGTTCATCCCAACAAATACCAGGGCGCCTTGCTTTGGTTTGGGGTACTGCGTCGGCAAGTACGCCTCGCCTTCGTTGCGAAACGTGACCTCCCAGAGCTGCCACAGATCGCTGTTAATTTTTTCGATGTTTCGCATGGCGCCGCCCCACCAAGTCAGCTAGATCAAGAATTCTTCCATGCTGCGACCTTCTGCAAGCAACGCCTTGAAGACATTTGGGCGTTTCCCACGACCGCTCCAAGTGACTTTGCCGTCAGGGCTGATGTACTTGGGCTGAGCCGGCTTCCCAGCTTTCGCAGTGCTCGATGCTCCGGCGGCAAAGCCACACTGCTTTGCGGTCAAGTCGAATTCTTGAATGAGGGCCTTGATCTGCCGACAGGCCTCTCCCACTTCGATCTTGCGGGTCTCTGCAATTTCTTGGTCGAGTTCTTCGCGTTGTGCAAGCAGTTCTGCGTAGGTAGGCATGAAATCTCCGGAGAAGGTGTCGCGCGTGGAAATAGAGCGCCGACAAGGCGCTACTTGACCGGATTATATGCCATCCGGCACCTGCGCCGAGCCATTCGACGAACATCCCCTCGATGGCGACTCAACGTCTGGAAACTGCGTGGCCAAGACCGCCTGAAGCTCAACTGGAAAGCCGCCTGTTCAGCGCTTACCGATGGCATGCAGTTTGTGCTCAAGTGCTGTTCTCAATTGTCAATGAGACAGGAATTCTCTCAATGCGTGGCGTGACCAGAATCCCGCACTGCGGAACAATTGTATAGCCTCAGCTTGGATTGGCGCGGCTTCGCTGTTCGATGCGGCTTCGTCCCCGACCGTCTTCCACCCGATGTGCGTTGGCTCCTCTTCGTGCCAGACCACCAGCACTCGTGACCAGTATTCAGACGATGGCTAGGTCGGCGGTCTTCTTGGCTGCGTTGATGGCACCAAGCAGGTTACGTAGTTCGCTGGTGGCCCGTGCCGCGTCCGGCCAATCGGAGCCCCACCTCCAGCAGATCATGATGTGCTCTGCGCTCGGTGGCTCGCTCCAACGTCGCTTCTGCTAGGAAATCAGGAACTAAGTCACGGCGTACTTGCGGCGCTGCTTGCTAGCATTGGAGTTGTGTACCAAATCGAGAAGGGCAATGACAATAGCACCGCAAATCGAGCTGGGGACGGTGCAGATGGGTACATCGCGAAGAAGGCTAGATCGGACTTGATGACCACCGCCACAGTGGTGGCCGGTTCTTCGCTCTCCAAAGCCAGCTCGGCCCACGTATAGGAAAATCTCATGCAAAAGCTTGCTCTCTGTCTGCTAGTCGCCGGTACTCTGTCCCAACCAGTTGCGGCGGCGGTCTGCGATTACACACCAAGCAAAGTCGTAGGGGCAGAAACGACAACCGCCGCCTCGGCAACTGGTGCAGCAGTCGCCACGGCGGGGGTCGGTATGAAAGCCGCCGGTTTTTACACCTTAGTTCATTCAGTAACCGGCGCCACGATGCTGGGATCAACTGCCGCCGGAGCGTCCGCAGCCGGAACGGTGGGCATCATAGGTGGAACAGCCGGTGTAATTGGCACGGCCGGTGCCGTTCTGATGTCACCATTTGTCATGATCCCTGCTGCCATCGTGGCGGGAAGTATAGCTGCGTACGAGGGAGGCTGCTACCTCGCGGCCAAGAAGTAGTAGTGGCATGTCGGCCGGAGAAATTGCACCTCCGGCCTCTCACAGATCGGTGCGCGAACCTCTCGATTCGGACCGCTCCCACCAAGCAAACGCACCGACCATGCCTTTCTGCCAATGAACGAAGGGATACGGCTTTTTCTCGGAGAACTGTTCGAGAAACCTGCTCGCTCGTATCTTGTGGCCCTTCAGCCGTCTGTACTTCCTCATCGCCCACGCTGAATCTCCCCAGCACCCACCAGCTCAAAGAAATCCCTGGATCGCCCGTTCAAGCGCAGGAATGCGTTGCCTGACCACCCGTTCCACATTCAGGCTTTTGCGGATGGTGATCTTCGACACCAGTACCGCAATCGGAATGTCGGCCCCGCGTTTCAGACGCTTGATCCCCTCGGCTTTCCGATACCGCCGCTTGAATCCCGCCAGGGGCCGGTCGTGTTCCTTGATGTTCTCCGCCATCAGGATGGTCTTGCCACCCTTCTTGATGAAGTAGGCGTTCCCGCCGCGCATCAACTCATCGACGTAGGCCTTGAAGCGTTTCCGGCCCACCCGGCCATGGAGCGGAATCAGCATCTTCTTGTTGATCGTCGCACCGGTTTCATGCACCCCCGACCAGGGAATCCGGGAGCCGATCCACATGCCCGGTAATCGCTTCGGGTCCTGATCCAGAACCTTCGCCCGGAAGGCATGCAGGAAGGAGCGCTTGACCACCTTCATTTCGCTTCCCACATGACGACGAACCGCCTCGCGCATCGGCTTCACCTCTTGCCGCATGGCTTTGCCCACCGCCCGATGGACGTGCTGAAACACGTCACCACCTTTCACTAGCGCGTCCATCACGCCGGGGTTGGCACCCGAGATGCGCAAGGCAATCGTCACCATCGATCAGGCCTTTTGCGTCAGGTCACCGACCTTCGTCCGGTAGCCGATCTGGTAGCGGACGGTGATCGACGTTGCTGTCGCATCGGCGTCCTCGATCTCCCACTCGGTGCCGAGTTCCTTGATCCCTTGGCACAAGCCGTTCAAGTTGCCATTGGCCATCACCGCCTTGTGACTGGCGACAACCAGTTGATCGGCGAGAAGCTCCGCACTGTTTTCGCCCACTTCACGGGTCAGCGCTACCACGCGCACGGTGAGTTCGCGCGGTACCAGGATGTTGCTCTTGGTGCCGACCACCTCCTCTTCAGGAAGCACGACCAAAGCCGGTGTCCGTTTGCGTTCGATTGCCACCGTCGGGGAGCGATGCAGCGTCGCCCCACAGGCGTCAGCGACCGGGCGCAAGGTATTGAGCAGGTTTTGCAGCAGTTGCTCACGAATGGATTGGGGATTCATGGTTTAGTCCTATAGTTGAGTTAGCTTGGCCCGCAGCTCTGAGCCGTCGCTGACGGAGAGAATCTCGCGAACCTGATAGCGAAGGCCGCCGACTTCGACGACCTCGTTTTGTTGCAGACCGGGGAGAGCCCCCGCCGGATACGACATGGTTGTTTCCGCCGACAGCGTCAGTTGATTCAGCAATCGCTCGTCGTGGGTTTGCAGATCAACCATCGCGGTCTTGGCTGAGGCTCCCGAGGAAGGCAGCCACACGCACGCTTGCAAGAAGCCTTGACGTGCCGCAGCGGCATACACTTCCTGACAGAGGTTCAACACCCCGGTCATGACATGCCCACCTTGACCAGTACCGCCGGGCGGTGACAGATCGGCAGTGGATTCGACTGGGTGTGCAGATCAGTGCCGCGATCGAACTTGCGCGGCTCCTGTTTCGCGTACAGCGGCTGCGCCAAGGTGTTCGCCGTTTCGTTGAAATCCGCCGGCGCGTAATAGGTAGCGAAGGTGTCCAGCGTGCCGAGCGGAAAGCAGTGCCCTTCCGTCGCATTGATAAAGCGCCGTTCCACCTGCGCCCCCGTCCAGGCCCGTCCGCGATGTTCCTCGAAGGTGATGCCGGCAAAGGGGAAGGCGTTACGCATGTCCGAACGCAGCGCCTGGCCATCCTGCCAACGGTTGTAGGCTTCCTTAACGTTCGGATGACCGGTCAGCGCATCGAAGAAGTCTTCTCCCACAAAACAATGCACCCCGGTCCAGCGCTCCCCCTTCAGGTTGTCCTCGATCCGGCGCAGGACATCGAGACAGGTCTTTTTGATGTCGGCGTTGGCATTCGAGAACTCGAACTGCACCACGCTCGGCGGCGTGATACCGAACTCGCTGTACAGGTTGTAGAGCACCGAACCATCGGCATCGAGGATTTCTCCCTTCAGCGCCCCGAAACGCAGATGTTCCAGGGTGATCGAGTGTTTGTTGCGCATCGTCTGCAGATGGTCGGCCATTACCAGTGCGATCGTTTGCACTTCGGACTCCGAGCCAAACGCCCGGATACCTTGCACCTCCTCGGGCAAGAGCGTGTCATCGTGCGGAATGTGCGGAATCGCAAAAGACCGTAGCCGGCGTTTGCCCCGCACCCCCACCGTGCCGGGCGAACCCACCGGCTGAGTCGGCAACAGCGTCAGGATGCCGTTTCGCTCTTCGATCGAGACTTGCCGGAACCGCTGGGGCTTGTCGGGAAAGAGCCCCATCGTCGCCAGGCGGTCGTAGTTGTTCGGCAGAATGTTGATTGCCGCGGTCAGCGCCGTCATCGAGAAGGCGGTGTTATCAAAAGGGTTCAGCATGATCAGACTCCTTGGCGCGGCACGATGCCGGCAGATTTCAGTTGATTGAGGGCATCGGCCTTCTCTCCCGCGGTCAGACCGACCGGCAAGATCAGAGCCGCGTCATAGACCAGCGCATGTCGGGCCAGCATCACACTGGCGGCTTCCGCCGAAGTGGCGTCACAGGCTTGCAGCAAGACGCCCGCGGCAATTTCAGACCCATCGCTGGCGGCCGGGTCGATGGCTTTGATCTTGCCGCTGGCGGTGACGATGCCGACCACCGCACCGAGATCGAGGTTCTCTCCCAGCAGCACGGTGACCTGATCACGGGAATAGAGATTCGGCGCTTCGTACTTCAGCAGGTCGCCGAGCGTGTTTGGTTCGGTAAAGACGGTGCTCATCTCAATGCTCCTTGCGCTGACGTTCGGCCAGACGCTTGGCAGCCGTCAGCATCGGATTGCTGGACGCCTCTGGCTGTGATTCGTGGGTACCGAGCCAGCTCAGGATTTCCGGGGCCTGGGCTTTGGCCTCCAGCAGAGTCTTGCGGACCTGTTCCGGTCGCGTTCCCGCTTCCAGGAAAGTGACGATGCGCTCGGGACAACCGGCCAGGGTGCAGATCTGGGCGATCTCGACCGCTGCCAGATCGGTGAGGCTCAGCGATACCGAGCCCGACTGGATGGTTTGCTTCAGTTGCGGGGCGGATGGCTCCGGGATTTCAGGGGGTTCATGTTGCAGCGGGTCAGTCATGGCGATCTCCTTTGGGAGGGAAAGAAGCGCAACGGGATGCCGCGCCGAGGGTGAAACGAGAAAGGGTCCAGCAGATGGCTGGCAACTGAGCTGGCGACTGGATTGGCGACCAGAGAGGAATCGCGCGAACTGCTGCAGGGCTTCAGAACGACTGCCCAGCGCATCGGCCAAGCCGCGTTCGATGCTCGCCGGTCCATAGAAGAGGCCCGCTTCGCTGGCGCCAATGGCGGCCACCGATTGCTGGCGATTACGCGCGACGGTGCTCAGGAAGAGCTGGTAGATGCGATCGACTTCCGCTTGCAGGCGAGCACGGGCTTCGTCCAGCAAGGGTTCGTGCGGATTGAGGTCGTTCTTGCGCGCACCCGCACAGATCGCCGTGAATTTGAGGCCGTCTTCGGCGTCTTTCACTGACTGATCGACGTGTAGCGCAATCACCCCGATGGAGCCGACCCCGCCGGTGCGGGTGATCCAGACACGGTCTGCCGCCGAGGCGATGGCATAGGCTGCTGAGAAGGCCATATCGTTGGCGATGGCCCAGATCGGTTTCGACTGACGCGCGGCATGGATGCGATCGGCCAGATCGAACACCCCACCGGCTTCACCACCCGCACTATCGACATCCAGGAAGATGCCTTCGACCTTCGGATCGGCCAGCGCCACTTCCAGCGCATCGGCGATCGCCGGGTAACTCGATAGACCCGACTGTGCTTCCAGCCCCAGGGTCCGGCGGACCAGCGTGCCGTGGATGTCGAGGATGGCAATACCCGCGGGGGCATCGCTCACCAGCTCGGGTGGCGACCACGACAATGGCGTGAGCGCGTCCGTTGGCTGGAGACCCCGCTGGCCGAGTACGGCCAGGATCAGGTCCAGTTTCGGACGATGGATAAGCAACGGCACGCCGTAGAGCTGTGCCGCCAAGTGCGGTAGCATCATGATTAACCTCAAAGGAAAGAAATGGCTTTGCCGGTACTGACTCAACACCTCGTCGAGACCAAGCTGTCAGCCTTTTGCGAGCGCAGAATTCCCGCGCATGCGCGTGATCAGCTACGAATGAGCTTTGTGATTCAGGGCGATTGCGTGACCTTGAATGAAGAGCGCGATGCCTTCGGTCGGCCCGGCACATGGATCACCACGCCGATTGCCCAATTCCGCTTCGCACCGGAAACAGGGTTCTGGACGCTGTACGCCCGCAACGGACGAGGACGCGGCGCTTGGTCAGCGCATCCGACGCTCACCCCCGTCAGGGATTTCGAGTCCCTGGTATCGTTCGTGGATACCGACCGGAGCGGGCTGTTCTGGGGTTAGCCGGTTTTACGGGTCTTGCCGGCCTTGCGGGGCTTGCGGGTTTTGCTTTCTGCGCGACGAACATCCCCCCGCGGATCGGTATCAAAGACCAGACCCAGCTTGTCCGCGCGAGCGTTGTCGAGAGCGATCTCCCGATCCACATCCTCGGCGTCGTAGCCGAAGGTCGAGATGGCCTCCGACCGGGACATCAGACCGGATCGAATGGCCAGCAACATCGCCTTGAACTCTTTCTCCGGATCAACCCACTGCCAGCCCTGCGGAATCCACTTGGCGGCCAAGTAAGCACGTGGGTTCTGGCTAAACCCCGGTGCCGAGAGGGCGCCAACCAGGACCGCCTGGCGCATCCAGTTGGCCCAGATCGGACGACACAACTGATGCACGATCACCCCATGCTGGATCGCTTCGCAGCGGCGGCGAAACTCCAATAGACCTGCACGAATCGACGAGTAATTCACCCCGGTGAGATCCCCGGTCAGTTGCTCGTAGGTAATACCGGTCGCCGCCGCCACCGCGCGGAACTGGTTACGCAGAAACTCCGAATAGGCGCCACCGACGTCAGCTGGGTCCGAGAAACGCACGTCTTCCCCCGGTTCCAGGATTTGCAGCGTTCCCGGTTCCAGACCCGCCAGGGCGATGCCTTGTGCGTTGGCGTTGCCTTCTCCCACCAGATTGTCTTCGGGTGATTGACGGGTGATGAAGCCCGCGAACATCGCTGCCGTCTTCTTGCGGACCAGTTCCGCATCGTCGTACTGATCGAGTTCGTTGAGTTTGACCAAGGCCCGAGACAGCCACGGTTCCCCACGAATCTGACCGGGACGCAGCACCCGATAGAGATGGACGATCTCGGAGGCATCGATGCGCACGGTCTCCAGGCCGCACACCCGGGACATCGGCGCCAGGTGGCCGTCTTCCGGATGGCTGCGATAGAGGTGATACGCCACCCGGCGTCCCAGAGGGTTGAACTCGATGCCCGCGCGTACGACGTTGCCTGACGGGAGATCATGGTTCAGCGTATGCGGCAGGTGCTCGGGTTCGAGGACTTGTAATTGCAGCGGTACCAGCAAGCCATCTTCGGGACGCCGTGCTCGTAGCCGGACCAGACATTCCCCACCTTCCAACATGGCGCGACAAGCCAGGGCCTGCAGACCATAAAGATCGGTTTGCTCTGCGGCGTCGGCTTCTTCGGCCCATTGCCGCCAGAGGGCCTCGGCCTTTGCCCGAAACACTTCATTCTCGGCCATCGACTGCGGTTTGATGCCGGTCCCCACCGCATTGGCGACAAAGGCTTCGATGGCGACATTGGCCCACGGATTGCGGCGCACCAGATCGCGCGATTTTGTCCGTAGATCGGGACCGGTAGCCAGCATCGCACTGACTGCACCGGGGTTCGCCGGCATCCACGCCAATCCTCTGCGGCCACGCCCCGAGGCTTCATGCACCGGGCTACCGAAGAGGGCGTGCAGTTTGCTGATCCAGTTCATCAAAACCCTTTGTCTGTGGTGATGCGGATTTGCCGGGCGACCGGTCGGCCACGGCCGTTGAGCGCATCGGTGCGACGCAGGTCCGACTCCACTTCTTGGATCGCTGATTTCAGCTCAGCAATGGAGCGGTACTCGACCGACTTGCCCTCGAAAGTGACGCGATGCTCACCCTTGGCCAGTGCGGCTTGCAGGGCATCCAGTTGTTCGTGGGAGTACATCTCAGCTCAGCCAGTTGCTGCGGATCAGGCGGCGCGGTTGGCGGGTGTTCTGTGTTGTCATGGGGTCCTCTCTAGTTTGCTGTTTGATCTGTATCAATTCGGGGGCGGAACGCAGTTGCCGTTCCAGTGCCCGCCAGTGGGTTTCATCAAAGCGATCGAGCCCCGCCGCTGCGGCTGCAGCGCGGGCATAGACGAAGCAGTCCAGCGCTTCGTTGCGTTCGCGCAGCTTCTGCCATTCGCGCACCGAGAAGCCGTTGCGGTTACGCCGGGTGATGAGCTGTTCGGCGCATAGCTGCTGCAGATACTCGCCATCGACCTGCGGTAGATGGATAAAGCCGGCGGGGTAGATCACCTGGCCCGATTCATCGGTGTCGGCACTCTTGCGCAGGTTGTTGTAGAGCTCGCCCTTGGCAATGCTGGTCGTCACCGCAAAGACCTTGATGCCGCGTCTTAAGCGTTTGCCCTGGGTGGTGACATCCACCGCGGTGGGCACTCCGATCAGGGCGGCGCCGCGGGCGACTCCCTTCACTGCCATCACTCGGTGGTCGCGCAGGTTTCGAATGAAGCTGTAGGTTTCCTGAGTTGCGAAGCCGGTATCGATGGCCAGACGCGCCAAAGGCAGGCGAGCGCGAGAGTCGTGTCGCCAAGTCTCGGCAGCGAGTTCGGCCAGGCGTTTCCACACCCCATCTCGGGCGGTATCGCCCATCAGTACGCGGTGTTCGATCAGCCACGCTTCCTTACCCCGACCGAAGGCCCAGATGGAGACTTCGATGCGGTCTTTCTGGACATCGGCGCCACCGACCAGGAGTAAGCCGCCATTGGGCACACTCCCCATGCGGTAATGCTCGCGACGCTCCAGCAGCCGTTGCCAATCCGGGGCTTCTCCGTCTTCGATCCAGGTCTCGCCCAGCTCGGTGTTCTTGAACGACTTGATTGCTGCGGCTGATCCGGTTTCTCGATGCACGGCGGTTTCCCATGCCCGCGCGACATCGGACCAACTGCGCCAGCCAACCGGGCTATACAGCGATGAGAGGTGGAACCCCACCGTTCTGCCGTTGCCCGCGGCGGTGGCAATCCACTCGCCGTCCTCCAGCATCCCGCGCTTGTGGCGCTCATCGATTGGTACCTGGCAGTCTTCACAGACATAGGCAGCGGTTTCCGGGTGGCCTTTGTCCCAGCGGAGGTGTTCGAAGCGCAGCCACTGCCGGTGACCGCAGTGCGGGCATGGCACGAAGTAACGACGTTGGTCGCTGCCTTCGTATTCGCGCTCGATGGTCGAGGCCCCGGCGATCGTCGGGGTGGAGACGATCAGTATCTTGCGCCGCGAGAAGGTCCGGGTTCGGGCTTCGGCCAGCGAGATGGCATCGCCTTCGCCATCGACATCTGCGGGATAGCCATCGACTTCGTCGAGGAAGAGATACCGTACCGGCATCGAGCGCAGCCCGACCGCACTGTTGGCGCCGGTCATCACCAATACGCCGCCGTGAAACTCCTTGGCCAGGATGGTGTTTCCGGAATCCCGGCTGCGGGCGGGAGAGATGCGTTCCTTGAGGGCCGGCGTTTCTTCGATCAGCGGGTCGATGCGCTGCTTCGAGTTGCGCTTGGCCATCTCCACGGTGGGCCAGACCGCCATCATCGGTCCGGGGGCGTGGTGAATGACGTAGCCGATCCAGTTGCTGCCCATCTCGGTCGCGCCGAGCTGTGCGGCCTTCATGAACACCACGCGCTCCACTGACGAGGTGGGCGACAGGCAGTCCATGATTTCTCGGAGATACGGGGTGCGGCTGGTTCGCCACCGGCCCGGTTCCGACGAGGCTTTGCTCGACAGCATCCGGTGGCGGTCTGACCATTCGGAAACCGTCAAGGCTGGCTCGGGGGTTAAACCCGCCTGCCAAGCCTCTGCGATTTCCTGAGCACCGTCGTAGTTGAAATCCCACGTCAATCCGTCAATCCACTTTGGGGCGAATCTCGCCGATGGTTTGTAGGTAGTCCCGTAGGCGCTGTTCCAAGCCGACGAGGACCGTGTGCTGGCTGACACCGGTGACCAGCAGTTCCGCGGCGAAGTCAGCGGCAATCTGGGCGGGCCAGTTCAACAGGGCGTCGCGTTCTGCCCGTGCCAGCGCGAAGACATGTGCGATCGCCTGCGAGCGATCGACCAGTTCTCCCTTGATCCGTGACAGGCGGACCTTGCCCAGCTGGGCCTTGATGACTTCGCTGGCGGTCCGGGCGTTTAAGAGGGTCAGGCCCTTGCCGGGCTGATCCGCAGACGCCGTGGGGTTGAGGGTTTCTCTGACCGTACGGGTGGCTTCCAGGGGCACCGCTTTGCTCGTGCTCGGCGGCAGGGTGTTTCTTTGCCAGTCCTGGTCGGCGGTGTCGGCGTCGATGGTGCCGTCGGGGTTCTGGGTGATCCGACCGCTATCGATGGCCTTCTTGACCGCCACGTGCGACACCCCGCGGTGTCGGGCATAGGCGCGAATCGACAGTCCCATGATCTCCATCAAGCATTGGTGTGGTTCTCGATCAAATTGAGCTTGGCTTCGGGTTTGAACAGCGCGTTCATGTCATCACCATCAACGACGCCACAAGGTGAAAAACATGACCAAGCAAGCCGCCAAAACCCTCGACCAGCAGCTGCAGCAGATCGCGCTGGATCACCTGTTCATCGACACTCTGGAAACCAGCAACAGCGACCGGCAGGACTTCCACGAGGTCAGCGTCTGGGCCGTCAAGAGCGCCCTGTTGGCCGCCTATCAGGCGGGCCAGGCGGCCGCGCAGCGCAGTTGAAATAGCAGCGGAAAACGCTTGGCTTCACTCGCGAACAGCGTGTTCATGACCACACCATCAACCACCACGAAGGAGCATCAAATGACTAACATCCAACTGACCCCGGCCCAGC